TACGAGTGGCATTGATGGAGATAAACCAGTAGGTCCAACATTTGCGTTGCCAAACTCAACCCATTGAGAAGTGTTCCCGTCGTTATAGTAGATATAGGTTCTGCCGTTATCTGAGTTGAACCAAATATCATTTACAGATGGCGACGATGGCGCAGTTGTGGACACTGTGTAAGAACCTGGACCAGTCGCACCTGTCGCACCAGTCGGACCTGTAGGTCCTGTTACTGTGGAGGCGTCTCCTGTTGCTCCTGTAGGACCCGTTGGACCAGTCGGTCCTGTGGGACCAACTTCTCCAGTGGCTCCAGTAGGTCCCGTAGCGCCTTGCACACCTGTAGCGCCAGTTGGTCCCGTAGGTCCAGTTGGTCCTGTAACAGTGGAGTCTGCGCCTGTTGCGCCTGTTGCGCCAGTAGGTCCTGTAGGTCCTGTAGGACCAGTTGCGCCCACAGTTCCAGTTGCACCTGTGGGACCTGTCGGTCCAGCAACACCATTAGCGCCTGTGGGTCCTGTCGGTCCAATCGCACCTGTTTCTCCTGTCGCACCTGTGGGACCTGTCGGTCCTGCTGCTCCTGTTGCACCTGTGGGACCAGTTGCTCCAGTATTTCCCACGGCTCCAGTAGGTCCCAAGGGTCCTGTGGCTCCCACGCTTCCTGTCGGTCCCGTTGGTCCCGCCACTCCTGTAGGTCCTGTAGGTCCTGTAGGTCCTGTGACAGTTGATGCTGCGCCCGTTGGACCAGTCGCACCAGTGGGTCCAGTAGAACCAGTAGAACCCGATGCACCCGTCGGACCTGTTGGACCAGTTGGTCCAGTAGCGCCTGTCGCTCCTGTTGCCCCTTGCGGTCCGACATTAGATGTACCTACAATCTGTGTGCGTGTACCTACTTCAATCGGTACGTTAGGGTCGGCTAAAGCAACCGTGAACGTGTTGACAGTTCTGTAAACCGTGACAGGTTCGTTGCTTATTACAACTGTGACATTGGTGGTAGCCACTGGTTATCTCGTGACGTCAGCAAGAACCGATACTTGTCCTGCAAGAACTGTAGAGATTACGCCTGAAGCGTTCTCTTGTAAATCCCAAAAGTAATACCCAGGGTCTAACTCTGCTGAAGAAGCAGCAGACATAGTGCAAGTAACCTCTCCAGCAGAACCGTTCGTGACAACACAAGTGAACGATGCGGCGATAATGCTGGAATCCTGGGTGGAACGAACCTGGCTTGTGTAGGTACGCCCTGTGATGTTGATAGGGGTGCCAGCCTCGTCAGAGGTCAATACGGCTACAACAGTTTCAGTGTCGCCTCGTGTGATAGTTAAGTTCTGTGTAGCAGGTGCAGCCATGGTTCTGATACTAGCAGATTTGGTTGTCCGCAACCGCTTTGCAGAAATCCTTAAATTCCTGGACGGTCAGGGAGCCCCTCATAATATTTATCTTTTTATGGACTATCTGGATATTTTCCTTGACGTAGCCTAAAGAATTGTCTATTCGGTCAATACTGGCAGATATGTCTTTCAAGTCTCCAGAGGCAGTAATTGGCAGACCTGATAAAGCACATTGGTATTTTTGGGTTTCTAAAAGATTGGCTACAAATTCAGCGTCAAGTTCATAATCTAAAGACCGCAACTCTGCTGAAATTTTAATTTTATTAAACCATGTTCGGCGTAAACCAAATGTTTCATTTTGAGGATTATTGTTTTTGTTAGAACATGATTTGCATCTACGGTTAGCAAAATGTAATGCGTGATGGTGTTGGGAAATATCTCTTTTCCCCCCACAAAACAAACAAGTAACAGAATAAAATGGTCGCTCTATTCCGTTTCTTGATTTCTTTTTACCAGCAAATTTTACATTTTCTGGTAGTGGCTTTTTTGACATTTCACCACTTTACCATCATTTCACCATTTCACACGATTGGACCAGTACGCCGCAGACATCTTCCCTTTAGCGATGTTCTTGGCGTGGCGGGCTTTGAAAGCCTTGTTGCGGGCTGACCCATCGGGGGAACCCTGAACGCCTTGCTGACCGAAGCGAATCAGTTTCACTTGGCTACCTTCTTTGGCGAGGACAGCGTGAGATTTGTTGGCGTTAGGGGTACGTTTCGGTTTGTTGTAGCCAGCGAACTTTTCGCCACGATACTCAATAGTCATTGCTTTCCCGCCCATGCGTTATCAACTAGGTTTGGGTATGAACGCCCTGCTTTTTTGGCACGAGCCTTAGCCGCAGCCTTCTGCGAATCAGTCAAAGGTGTTGACTTTTTCTTAGGGTTCTTCGTGTCCCAAAATTGTTTCTTCTTAGCAGCCATTACTTAACAATACCAGTTTCTACTTGCCATTCGTGCTTCGCCTTCTTTTCCATCTCGGCAGAACCATCAATGGATTTAGGTTGCAACCCATCTTTACGAAGCCGTTTATATGCGGGCATATCCACGTTCCACTGTTTCTCTGTCTTGTTGACTTTAGCCACTTCTTGACCACGGGTGGTGGTGGTGTTCATCCCTGTACGGACATGGGCGATACGGCAACCGAAGCAGCCTTCCACGTCCAGGTCAGGGTGTGTTTCACGATGCTTCAATGTAATCCCCGTATCCAGCAGCAATCAGGTCTGCTTCTTCAGTTGCGTCAATAGTGTTGTCGTGTCCACCTAGATAGATTTTTTCTATCATGTCAAAGGTGGCGGGCTGGTTCTCTGTGTATCCACCGTCAACCAGTTTGTAGACGTTACGTCCACGGGGGCTGTTACGGACACGGGAAAATAACCGTGACTCTGGGCTGTTGTCGTACAGGTCAGTCCAATACACGAAGTCATCTGTTGGTGGACGAAACACAGCCATAGATAGATGATAGCAAAAGCCCCCCGCCATTTCTGACAGGGGGCTTCGCCAAACTGGGTTCAGTTTTATTAGGAGGCGTTAGCACCAATGCTTGATGCCGACTCAATACGACGGAGGCTTGCCTCACGGAAGCGTCCGTAACCGCCGAGCCAGTACCAACCGAGAGGCTGAAGACGCATGAGAAGGTCTGTGACGTTGCCACGAACAATCTTTGGTGTTGCGCCGTTACCATCGGTGATGGAGTGTGCCTTAGCGAGTGCCTGACGACCCATGATGAGGGTTGCGTACACGTCAATGTTTCCTGCTGCACCAGCGTTGTCTGATGCGTTAGCGAACAATGGCGCACGAGGCGTCTCAATGAAGCGGACACCTTCAAACATTCCGATTTCAGCGTTGTAGATACCCGATGGGTCTACATAGTTGGCGGGGGTACGCCATGCTGCTGCGTCGGTTGCTGAACGGAAGTCGTACGACACGTCTGGGTGGATGTAGCCCATGTATGAACCGTTGAAGGTTGCAACGTTGGCTGCACGAAGACGAGCAACTTCCTTGCGGACGTCGTTTGCTGCAAGCACGTCATCAGAGTTGATGGTGGTACGGCTTGTTGGGTCGGTTGCGCCGCCCGTTGCGTACGACACGTTTGAGCCGCCAGCAAGAACGTCACGAACAACACGGTCAATTGAGTCACCTGCGTTGAAGCCAACAATGTTGGCTGCTGATGCGTCAACATCCAAGAAGGACGTTCCACGCAACTTTGCGGTGGTGACAACTGCGTTGCCGTATTCAGCGAGGGTGACTGTTACCTGGCTGTCCGACAATGCAACTGGGGTGACGTCTGTCACTTCGTTGAGTGTGGAGGTTGCAGGCGACAAGTCGCTGAAGATGGTGAATGTGACAGCCGAACCTGGCATTGCCTGTGCGGTTGGCATAACGTCAGCAGCCTGGTCAAACAAGAGTTCCGAACGCAATGCGAAATAGGCAATGCGGTCAAACGCTGTCTGGTCTACTGACAGGGATGAGGTCTGGGTTTCTCCAGCCATTTTGGTTTTCCTTTACGGGTTGAAGTTAGAGGGTGTCTCGTGCTTCAGCCAGGATTGCGATAACTTCGGCTTCGGAAGACGCCTCATTGATTCGCCTTGCCCAATCAACTGGGGGTTGTGCGGTTCCGCTACCAGAGGCGACCTGTTCGGTTCGCTTCCATGCAGCAGTTTCCTCACTGTTGTTTGGGGTGCTAATCAGATTTGCTTCCATAGCAGCCTGCTTGATTGCTTCTGGAGTTGCTTCACCGTCGTAAGCCTTCATAAAGTATTCAGTCATCTTGTTGCTTGGGTCTAGCCCTGCTTCCAAGAACGCTGCTTTTCTTGCGGCTTGTTCGGCTACTTGCGCCCGCCTTTCGGCTTCTGCAAGTTGCTTCTCCAGTTCTTTCATCCTTGCCCGAACTGGGTTACGGGCTTCGGTTTCAGACTGTTCGTCGTCGTAATCGTACTCTGACATATGGCACTCTCCTTAGAGTCCACACCACATCGGAGGTATGTGGTGGCTACATTTGATTTTGCACCCCTATGTACGCTGTGGTATCGGGGGATGTCCCACAGGTTTTGACCATCGGTCTACAGGTGTCACTATAACACACTATTGTCCGACTGTGCGTAACCCTGTCATACCTTCTTTGGTTTCGGCTAGTCCACCGCCTGCTTCAAACTCTGCTTTACGTCGTGCCTTGCGGGTAGCGATACGTTGGGCTGCTGCTGCGTTCGTGCCGAATGTGCCAGCGATTTGTTCTTCCTGGGTGATGGCAGTTTCGCCTTGTTGCAAAGCCTGGAACAGTTGTTGTGATTCACCGATTTGTGCGAACGCCTGTTGTGCTGTGGATTGGTTGACACCACGGGCGACCAGTTCTTCTGCTTGGGCGGTGCCGAGTTGGATGCCTTGTTCACGGGCTGCATTGGCTCGTCTTGCTGCTTCAGCCTTACGGATTGCATCTGTTTGTTGGAAGCGTGTTGGGTCAATGAGGAAGGCTGCGATTTCGCCTTCGTTGATTCCGTAGAGTCGTTGCAGTTCTTCTTTGACACCTGGTTCTGTTTGGGTTACTGCTCGGTAACCTAACTGGATTCGGGTGTTTAGTTCGTCTGCACGAACGTCATTGCCGATGAAGTTAGCGAAGTCTTCTTGGGTGTCGTAGAACCCTGTGGGCATACCGTTAGAACGAAGCGTGTCACGGAACTCTTGTTCTACTTGAAGGTATTGGTCTTCAGAAATAACAGGAAGGTTGCGTTGGCGGCGTAGTTCCATACCACGGAACCTTGTCTTGTACTGGGGGGTTTCACGGACAGAACGCCAAATTGCTTGACGAGCAAACGGACCTTGGAACTGTGTCGGGTCATCCTGAATAGCCGAGTCAATGTTTCCGATAAGTCCTTCTAACCCGAACTCACGGAGAATATCTAGTGCGTCATCTCTGGCAGCCATTACGCCATCCTTCCAAATCCTTGTGCCAATGAGAACGCTACGTTGCGGTAGGTGTCTTTGGCTTCGTTTGTGTTTTGCCATTCAGGGAGTGTGCGAAGGTATTTGTTCCATTCCCACAAATCCATCTGGCGGTATTCGTTTGTTTTTTCGTCACGATAGTTCAATGCTTTGTTCCATTTGTCGCTGGTCCAGTCAATGTTGGATGCATCAACGGATGAACCGAGGGTTGCTACAGCCTGCTGCTTGTAGGCGTACAGTGCTGTCTCCACATCTTGTCCTTTGTCTAAGGCTGATTGCAGAGAACGGAATTGTGTGCGGGCAGAGTCACGCATCAAATCTTCCCATTGCGTTGCAGATTTTTCACCTTTCATAATCTGCTGAACCCAAGTATCAATTTGTGATTCTGATGGTTTCTGTGCGTAAGCGGCTGCTTTTTCACGGATACCACGAGCGACAACACCTGTACGCAAATCTGCTAACCCTTGTGCGCCACCAAGTTGGGCAAGAGCCACCGCTTCTGAACCGATAGCGTTAGATACTTGTTGTGCTGACCAACCAAATCTAATTTTGTCTGTGGCTAATTTACGGAGAGTTGCATCATCAAATGCGATACCCGTGTCTCTTGTACCCTTTTTTAGATTTTCAATTTCTTGTATGATTTCTGCTTCAAGTTGTGCTGGGTCTGTTGACATCCTGATAGAGAAATCACGGGCTGTACGTTGTGTTGTGCGGAACCATGTGGTGTTCTGTAGAGACGCAGTAACTTTTGTTTCGTCGTTGTACCATCCACCTTTTACGGCGTCGTCAATAACTTTTTTCAGGTCTGGGCTGCTGTTGTAAACATCCCAGAGTGAACCGAATTCTTCTTGAATGATTTGTTTCCATCTGTCTCCACCGACCAATACTTTTTCTCCGTTGAAATCTACGGTTTCTCCTGCTGGTGTGGTGGGTGTAGTAGGAGTAGTAGGAGTGGTGGGAGTAGTAGGAGTGGTGCGGGTAGTAGTAGGGGTGGTGACTACGGGGGTAACAGGGGTA